TCTTTAATTTCCCTATTCTCGTATGCCATTCTATATAATAAAAATTCTCGCCAAGATAGTTGCCAAAACTCGTTAATTGTCAAGCCAACCTCTAGTGCGAGAATAATTATTGAATCCCAGCTATAAAATCCTATTTTTTTTTTGCCTCTTTTTTGTTATCCTTTTTAAGGTCAGGTGTCATTGAATCTTGCATATACTTCATAAATTCAACTAATTGCCCATCCTTTGCAGTCAAACCACCAACTTCATCAATCCATTCGCAAACCTCATACTCACTAAATTCAATCGGCTTTTGAAGGCTTTTATAACCACTTTCGGCAGCAGCCATTACAATATGTACAATAGTGTCCAAGTCGTAAGAGCCACTTGATAAAACGTTGATTAATTCCATTAGAGTTTTTTTCTCTAATTCGCAAAAACGTTTCATTGCCCACGTTCCCCATTTTAAAGGGATTGTGTTGTTGTTGTTCAGTCTTAATTCAAACATAGTTTAGTTGTTTTATTATGCGGTTTCAGTTTGTGTTAATGGTGGTGTTGTTACTACAAAAGTTGCAGTAAATTTAACATCATCGGCATCATCTGCTTTCACACTAAAATCGCTAATAAATACTTGACCTGAATAAGTGATGTCTCCACTTGTAGGTGTTGCTTTACCCATCTTCATATTGAATGAAGTTTTAGCAGCGTGAGCAGCATACAATTGTTGGTAAGAATCCTTGCTAGGAGTTCCTGTTTCATCAATTGCAAAACCTTCGCAATCAAAAGACTGACTAAATACAGGACTTGGAGTGTAAGAGTTACCACACTTTGAAGTTGCATCAATCGTGTCATTTGTTGATGTAAATGAGTTAGTTGTAAGACAAGCAACTGGTTTAAAAGTTGCATCGCCATCTATGTCAGCAAGAAGGATATAATCACGACCGCTTACTTTAGTTTCTGCCATTTTATTTAATTTTGAGTTATTATTATTTTATAAGTTATTATCGTTCTAAAAACATTATCTAAAGGGTTTAAACCATCTAAATTATTGATACTTTCTACAACTAAAGTGGATGAATAAAATCCATTACTTAAAGTTATGTCCGTATCTGAATTTATTTCGGTTAATACCAAATCGCTAATTGTTTCAGCACGTTTATAGCCAAAGTTAGCACTTTTTGTAACAATGTCAACTACGATAGTAACTGAATTTGTATAACCTGCTTTACCTTGCTCTTGTGCCGATGTTCTTCCTGTCATTACAATATACTCATTAGGAGCATTATCAGGCGCTAACCCATCATAAATTGGTAGGCTTGTTGCAGTTCCTAAATGGGTATAAAACCATTTCTTTATTTCTATATTAGGGTTAAGCATTTAACAAATCTTTTAATCGTTTAATAAGTTTTGGTTTCTCTGCATCATAAGCTGGTCCTAAAAATGGTCGTGGAGCAAGTCCTTTTCTTAATATGCTTCTAGCAATTAAATAAGCTATGCTTTTGTCATTTTTACCATTACCAATTCCTTTTCTTTGCACCCACAAAGTTAATGCTAAAACCATATCTGCAAACTTACCACCACCTTTGTATTTGCCTTGAAATTCAGGAAAAGTAGCTGGAACATTTGCTTGTGGTCCAGTGCCAAATTCCATAAATGGTGCGTAAGATGCTCTTGCTTCAACGCTATATGTCAATTCGCTATCTTTTGTTAATGCTATTGAGTTTCTTAATTGTCCAAAGTTTACAGGTGCATTTCTTTTGGCATCCGTTAATATTTTTAATGAAGATGCGTTAATTTCATTTGAAACTTCCACCTTTAAAGTGTTATCCAAGTTCTTTAATAAACTTTGAACTTCCTTTAAACCATTTAAGTTTACTACAAATGCCATTAGTAATACATTTCAATTTCATAAAATCTAAACTGATTTTCAACATCCTTAATAGAATGAATGGTATATCGTTCCCCTTCCACTTCTAATTGATATGTATCAGTTATGTTTACATCATAACGAATAAACAACTTTGCTGACCTTGTAAATGTCAATTGTGCTTCTTGTAATGCTCTTGATTGTGCTTGTGGTCTAAAGTCTCCAAATACAACTCCTTGCAAGACAAACGTAGTCGTATAACCACCTTGCCCATCAGAAACGCTTGTGGGAGCATATAAACCAACTTCTGAATACATTGTGTTGGCATCTACATAAAGACCTTTTTTACTTCCTATTTTCATAGTATTGGACTTATTCTTGTCCACCTTTGACAGGCTTTCCAAGATTTTTCACAAATTCCGTTATCTGAATCTAGACCTCTATTCTCGTAATCGTAACTCACTTGGTCTAATATTGCTATTTTTAAATCCTTTGGAATGGTTGTATAACCGCAAGTGTATGTCGCTTTTAGGTTATGCCATAAAGGAAATTGCATTTGTGGAAACTTACCACCCACCAAAGAATAATCAGCAGCAACAACTGTATCTCCGTTATTATCTATTAATGATGTAAATGAGTTTATTGGTCCGAATGGAAGATAAAAATTACCATCGTAATTAGTAAACCAAACTATTGCAGTTTTTGGTATTAATGACAATCCTGTTGCTTTTTCAATGGCTTCCCTTGCTTGGGTTATCATTGTTTCAATTTGAGCATCATCAGCCGTATTAGTAACACGGCAATATAATTTTGCCTCTGCAAGAGTAACTGGTTCGGTTACAGGAGCAGTATCAGTTAAAGTAAAATCTATGATAAAATTAGAATATGCCATATATCTTTTTTACAAATTTACGTTTATTTTAATAAAAAAACCCCTACCGAAGTAAGGGTTCTTTTTTTATGCTAAATATTCAATTAAGCAACGTTGCCTAAATCAGCAAAAATAGCTGAAGCAGTTTGCATTAAGTTAACATCTTCGTAGCACTCAATACGTGCAGTAACCATATTTTGTTGGAAGTTACTTGCATTCTCATAAGAGAACTCAATAGCTAAACCTTCAACTTCAACACGCTCACAATAGTTGTTATCCAAGATTAATACCTTGTCATCAGCTACCCAAGAAGCAGCGATTACAGGTACACCCCAAATAGTGATACCACCATTAGGATTTACGATAACAGAACCTGAACCAGCATAGTAACCATTGCTGATTGTTTCTTTTAATAAACGACCCATTTGAGTAGGACTTACAACTGCAAAAGAAGCAACATAGTTAGCAGTCTTTTGGTTTCCGATATAATCAACTAATTGTTTTAAGTCAATTGTTTCGGCAGTTGTTGTAGAACCAGTTGCAGCAGTAGATACTGTTGTATAGAAAGCACTGTTCTCTGCTTTGTAGAAATCTCTAGTTAACATTCTTGGTAAAGTTGTACTTAAGAATGGTAAAGATTTTGCCATTTGCTTTGAGAAAGTAGAGAAACCAGCGATGTAATCGTTTACAACTTTAACTTCGCTTAATGCGTAGCTGTTTTGTCCTTTATCAGAACCTTCAGTTTGAGCAGCGATGTTGTTAGTTGTTGCAGTTTCCTTGTAGAAAACATATAAACCACTTGCACTACGTACAGTTGGAATTAAATCACGGAAGTTAACCGCTTGGCTTGGTAAGATAGCAGCATTAGGTGCGTAACTAGCTTGAGCATCTCCTGTTAAAGAACCTGACAAAGTCATAGTCTTAACATCGGATAAATCTAAACGGAATTTACCGCCAGACTTCATTTCTTTTTCCATTAAATCCATTTTGCCGTCAAGTTTTTCCATAATCACTTCATCCATAAACTTAACTTCACGCTTTGCAGCTTTCTTTTGAGCAACTAATTGTGCGTCAATTTGCTTTTGCATTTCATCTTTTACAACACTGATTTCAGCTTTTACTGAATCAATTTGAGCAGAAATGTCGGATTTGATTCCTTTTACATTCTCTGCCATTTCATTAATTAAATTTTCCATTTTTACTTTTTAAATAAGTTATTAAATTGTGCTATTGCTTTAAGGACTTTTTCTTCTTCATCATTTTTCACTTCTTCGTTTGTCGGCTGCGGTGCTTCTGCGGTCGCAGTGATTTCTTTCACGATTTCAATTTCTAATAATTCAGATTGAATCCTTTTTATTTCTATCTCCATTAAAGCAAAGGTTTCATCGGTAAAACGACCACCTTTAAATGCTTTAAGAAGTTTCTCTAGCCTTGTTGCTAATTGTTCTTTCTTTACTTCACTTTTAACTGAAATAGTTGGTGTTTCAGGGTTTGCTGCCCATAATACCGCACTTCCTTCATAAAGTTTAAGTTCCGTAATGGTTCTAACACCATCTTTGCCTACGCTTGAATTTATTGTAGTAAATCCAATTGAGTGTTGGTTGATTAAACCAGCATCATACATTTTTAAAATATCTTCTCCTGTTTCAGTCATTACAATTGGAGTGATAGCAATAAGCATATCGCCTTCAACGTAAAGTTGTTCAGGCTTACCGATAACGGCTTCCATTTCAGCACAATGGTCAACTAAAGACCATATTAAGTTTTTACCTGCTGGACCACGCTCTTTTAACGTTTTAGTAAATGCTTCAGGAACGATAATATCGTTGTCTAAATCAACGTTTCCAGTTCTTGCCCATACGGCTTTTACTCTGCGTTGCTCGGTATCAACATCCATTACTTCGTAACCAATGTCTTGCTTTTCAACAACAACATCTTTATTTGTGTATGTTTTCATATTAACAAAGTTATAATTTTTTTTATTATTGTAATAGTTGTGCAATCATATTTCCAATCTGCATACCAACGACATTTGTAAGGTAATTCCAAATCATACCAATTCTCCCTTGCGGTGGTTGTGATTCGTAAGTAATTAATTTGCCTCTTGCATCTCTTACGGCTTCATAACCCATAGTACAACGGCAGTTACAAACTTGAGACAAAGGTGCTTTTGAATCGCACGGATGGTCCATTAAATCAAATCCTGTTTTATAATCTTTTACCTTGAATTGTTGCTCCATTGGTATCTTAACTCCATCCATATGCAAATGGTCAGTTTGGTCTATTGGTTGCCTTCTTGTTCTAGCATCTTGAGTTGAAATCCATTCTTTGTTTGTTTTTAATCCTGTGCTGATTGCTCCAACTTGACTGCCTAAATTAGCTGCCCTACCTGTTTCAGTTCGTGCAATAAGTTCGGCTCTATAATCAGTTAAACCTGATTCTTTCAATTGTTTGATAAGGTCGGTTATTGGTACTCCGTTATTCAATCCATTTTTCATATAAGCATTAATCTGCTTTTGCGTTGTTTCGGTTATATCTTGAGCCAATGTTGTTACTCCATCCTTCTCAAGTATCTTAAGAATAGCATAAGCATACATATCAGTTGTTAGGCTTTTGACCTCAATTCTATCGTAATGCGATTTAATGCCCTTTTTAACGCTTTTAGCGGCTATTACCGCCATTTTGGTACCTAGAGCAACGTGAAGTTGCTTTATGGTCTTTTCGATGCCTTTATAGCCTATTGCGTTGATATTTTGGGTGCGACAATAAGTATCTACTTGCTTTTGCAGTTCTTTTTTGAACTTGGGCGAATAGGTTTTTAATGCGTTGGCATATAGTTTTCTATAATCTTGCCAAATCATTTTATTGATTTAAGTTATCAGGTATGGTCAATGGTTGAAATTGGTCAACAGGTTGAAGTCCGCTAGGAACGTACAATTTTTCCATTTCCTCGCTAGGAATATAATCAGGAACTTTGATACCCATTATTTCCATCTTTTGTGCTGGTGCAATCCACCAAGCCTTATCCAACCAAGTTGCTTGTTCGCTCTTATTTGCTTCTAGTTCTTGATAAACCTTCATATCATAACCTACATAAAGGTTAGAACCTTTATAACCCCAATCAGTGTGTAGTTTTCTATTTAAGTTTTCGGTCAACGCATCAAGCAAAGGAATAGCACAACGTAATGTCAATGCCTTTTCGCCTTCTAATTGGTTGTTATAAGTTTTATTGTCGGCATCGTTTAATAGTTGTGAAGGAACTCCGTAAATGTTACAAAGTGCTTTCATATCCCACTTCTCTGATTCAATGATATTAAGTTCAACAGGAGACAAACCGATTGCTTTCCAATCTACCTTATAACCTGACACCGCAATAGAATTAAAGTTTGATGAACCACCTTTTTGACTAATAGCGGTTTTAAGTGC